TACTGCTGCGGTGTCTTTGTTTTCAATGAAAATCTTTTTGATGATTCTGCGAAAACCAGCAGCAGGAGCAGCAACTACCACTACATCAGTGGACCCTGACAAAGCGCCATCACTTGCAGCTTCAACAAAAGAAGTTCCGTTGTTGTCAGCAAAAGCTGCTGTGAAATCTGGGTTTGCGGTTGCAGCCGCACCAGACATAGCCACCTGAATGGTCTTTGTGGTTGCATCAAGAACTAGTGTTGACATATTTACCTCTTAAACGAGAAACCAAGCGTATGAATTACCAGCACCATTACTGGCAGTGATTGTCGATGGAACCCACGCAGTGCCGTTCCACGTTACAGCTTGACCCGGTGTAGGCGTGCCTATAACCTGAATTTTATCCGTGTTAAGGTTGGTAAAGTTAGCGTCAACCTCAGTGTTGGTCAACGGCGAACCCTTACCGGCGCGGGTAACAATAGTGCTCATACAATAAACTCCTTGCGCTTACCACGCCGAAAACACATCAACCGACTGTGACTGTCCACGTAATAGCCATTGTATCGTTTGCGCCTTTGTTCACTACATCAAAAACAACTCGGCAAAGCATTGTCCCGGCAGAAGAAGCGTTCAAGATACCGGCTTCAGTGACGGCACCCGTACCAACACCAACGCCAAACGTAGCAGTGTAGGTCACAACATTGTTTGTAGAAGTGCTTGCAGTAAGCGCTACTCGGCCTAGCTCGCTACCCAAAGCAGTATCACCCGCAGCGGCAGCTGTAGTGCCAGCGCCGATAGCCATGTGGCTCATCACGCCAGAAGTCGTACCGACCATGCGGGAAGCTGTGAAGTTCTTGCCAGTTGTTACTACCAGATTGGTAGCACGCTGCTCAATCACCTCGCCGCGCTCGTTTGTAAGAGTGACGTGGACCTTGCCGGTCAATTTGAAAAGTTCGTTCAAGTTCATGGTTTTTCCTTAAAATGAGCGGGAGAACCCCACGTAGTCTTCTGCAAAATAAGTGATGTCGCAGTAGTCTTGCATTATCAACAAGCCGGAGTCGCTTGTCGATGTTGTGTCTGCTAAAACTTTGCCGAGTTCCCAAGCGGGGTCGTCGTCTATGCCAAGGTCATCAATGGCCAGTGCATCATCTGCGGTGTCTGAAAAGTTAATTCCAACTACCGAGTCAGACATTGCCAGTACATCAGCAAGCAGCTTTGTAACAGCAAGAGACGCAGCATCGGTCTCCGCCACACTGTCGATCAGGACTTTGCTGACGCTACGGGTAGCCGCATCGCTGAAACTGACTGCGTCAGTAAAGGCTCTGTCAAACGCTACAACAGCACTGAAGAGGTCAGCTAGCGTGTGTATATCTTGAAAAGATTTGTTGACGCCAAGACTAATTTGCTCAGCCATAGCAGTCATGTCGCTAAGCTGTTTGGTAACAGCTAGCGTAGTAGCATCGACCTCTGTAAGCGTGTCGTCGACGTTTATAAACTCTACGAACTTACCAGTAACCGCAACTGCTTTGAGGAGCACGTACTGAAACTCAGTCGACAAAAGCTGGTAGCTAGCCAGCGCTTGTAGCTTTTTATACGCCGCGTCAACTTGCAGTTTTATGTAACTGGTTACGGCTTTCATCAGAAGTCCTCGCGCAGCTTGAACTTCAGCAGGTCATACACAGTCTGGATACCGCCGCCAGAAGGGAAAGTCACTTCAATCTCGCCTTCGTAGTCACCCGCAGGGACTGCTAGCGTAGTCGAATTCCACTGAAACACCACGATGCCGCCAGCGCCGTTTGTCACTGTGCCTGAGAGCGTATCCAGAAGCGTGGTCACGCCAGCGGCGCGGAACTTCATGACGCAAGTAGCGCCCGTGATGTCGATCACTGCGCCAGTGATTTCATCCGTCAACGTGCATTGCAGTTGTGGGCGTGTGTCGCCTTGGACCAGTTTGATTTTTTCAGTCATGATTCTTCCTCAAGCTGCCGGACGTTGGCGCACCATTAGATTAACGCCACGAAAATCACGAACGCGGGCGTTGGTAATAGCCCGTTCATACAGACCCTTGTGCATGCCAGCCGCCGCAACGTCGGACCATTCCTTGCCGGGAATCATGGCTAGCTGAGCAATCGTGCCGCTGACGATGGTGTCAGCAAACGTCTCATAAATCCAGTCCTCGACGCCAGTGCCAGACCGGTTGGGCTTGAGCACAGCGTACACCTTGAGTGTGGTGCGCTCCTCTGGCGTTGGGAAAATACGGATGCTGTTGTCGGCCTGAACCCAGAACTCGCGTGGTTCGCCGGTCTCGGACAGCTTTTCAGTACCTATGAGGCGCAGGTCGGTACGTGTGAGCGTGTGCTCGCCATACACCACAGAAATGACGTCTTCTACAAGACCAGTATCTGGGTCAAGGTCGTAGTCAACTTGGTTTGGAGCGATGTACACAGCACCAATCTGCTCTCGCCACAAGTACGTGCGGGCGAAGAAATCAGCTGCGGTAGAGGCCAGATATAGATTGATTGATGCCACTGGGCAACCAGACAGATGCGGCGTAATCAGCGGGTGGAACGCAGTCCAAAGTTTGGCCATTATGCAACCCCCGGCTGCGACGCAGCGTTAACCTGTGCAGACACGCCCAGAGAGCTCTGGAAGGCTTGGAAGTGGGCTACAGCGCGAGCAGCGTTGCCCTGCTGCTCTGAGTCCTTGGTGTACGCCCTGTACAGCATGTAGTCAAGCATGGCGTTGGCAAAGGTATCGTCAATGCGGATTACCTCAGCCGTAGCAGAGTTGGCCAACTGCTCGTCCGTCAGAGTGTGGGGTGTAGGCACTTGCGCGTAGAGCACTTCAAGCTGAGCCAGCGTGGTAGCCGGTGGGTACACCATGAACTCTTTGGGCTGGCGGGCGTCAAACATATACTGCTCGACGCTAACGCTAGATGTTTCTGTGTACCAGCCACGGCGCTGGCCGTCCAAAACACGGCGATCAATCAGATGCACGGCGTATTTATTCGATGTAGCGGCCATGTTGCGGACAACAGCTATAAGGCGGGTTGCGTTGGCAAAGCCCGTGGTAAGCACTTGACGCGGGCCAGCCGCGCAGGTAAATGTGCCCGTTAGCGTGTTCGAGTCTGGGCGAGCATTCAGCGTTTCGCGGTAGCTGTCGTTCAGCCACAGCTGCAGTTCAGACAATGCCCACCGCACAGACGTGGTGTCTTGGAGAAGTGTTCGTGCCCGAGATATCAGGTCAACAACTTTCACGGTGGCCATGGTCTACCTCACAGTTCAGGCTCTACATCGGCCAATTCTACCGCAACGGGCTCAGCTGGTATATCTTTTGGCTTGCGGGTACGGGGAGCCTTGGCTTCATCCGCAGCGGCGTTGGAGTGTGCGTTAGCCAACTCTTGGCCTTCGGGGGTGTATTCCCATTCGGTGCCAATCATACGGGCCAAAATAACAATTTTGCCGTCGATGCTGGCGCGAATCTTATTGTTCAGGGTTTCGCCGCCAAGGCGGGACATAAGCTCAAGTGCGTTCATTCTTAACTCCAAAATGTAAAAAGGGGCCCCGAAGAGCCCCTTTATTGTGCCACTGATTAGGCGCTGAGAACAGCGCCCCAGTTTTCACTGCCCAAGCTGATGTAAGCACCAGACATGTTAGCGGCCAAGGCTTTGGCTGCGTTGGCAGAACCGTTGTTGATTTTGCCGCCAGTTGCTGGGTACACGTTTAGTGAAGCAGCAGAGCTGTTAACGATGTAGACCACATCGCCGACAGGACGCTCAGCAGGCAACACAACGCCATCAGCGGCAGTGCCGGTCGTGACAAAATTAACAGCACCAGTCAGCGCGGTAGCGCCAGCCTGAGTCTGAGTTGTACCAGCGGTAGCCGTAGCGTAACCGCCGATGCTGCGAGAAAATTGAGTAGACATATTGATCTCCAAAAGGGAAAAAGAAAAACGGGGGCCGAAGCCCCCAGTTCATCAGCTGGCGGAGCCGACAAGGGCAGTCACCAAGGCTTCTGGCTTGACAGTCTTGCGACCGTACACAGCCAAACCACGGACGATATCGCCGAAGTCAGTCTGGTTACGCAAAGGCTCAGTCTTGTTCACGGTCATGGCGAAAGACATTGCTGCCTTAGTACCAGCGACCATCAAACGACGGGCTTTAGCGCTAGCCACAGCACCACCAGTGGAGGTAGCGCTCAAACCAGCAACCAGTGCCTTACCAGCTTCGCCGCGAGGCAGCAAGTTGGAAACGTACACAGTGAAGCGGTCCAGCATACCAATCTTGCCGCTACGGATGGTCGACTGAGCGTCGCCAGTGAAGTAGGCTTGAGCGATGTTAGATTGCATCAACAGATGACGATCGAAGGGGCTGATAATCAACCAACGGCCATCTTCAGGCACGTTCTGCTCGTCCAGCACTGTAGACATGCGCAGGATACCCTTGAGCACGTTCTCAGGAGTGGCTTGGTCGATAGGAGTTACGTCTGTGCCCAAGTTGTAGGCAGCAGAAATAGCACCAGCAGTAGCGCCTTCGTTGGCAGCGGCAGGGCCTTCAGTGACCATGCAGTTGAAGAACACTTCGTTTTCAATCGAAATCTTCAACTGCTTGGCGGCATCTTCGGTGAACATGTTCATCAAATTCATGTCGGACTGATAAGCCAACACATCATTGACTTGCACGCCAAAGTACTTGCCCTTGGTCACTTGCATATCTTGGAAGATAGGAGTGGGGACTTCGTACGACAGGTTCTGGCCAACAGTGTAGTCAGAGATGCTGATCGAAGGAGCCAAACGGATACGGATGGTATCGCCTTGGTTCTTCAACTCGCCTTCGTAGTCGGTGTTAGCGACTTCAGACAACATGGTGTTCTGGTAGAACTTGGCCAGCAATTTGCCGGACCACAGGGTGGGGATGAAAGCGCCGGAGTACGAGGGGTTCGTGTTAAACGGCGATTGGACGGGATATACAGCAGCCATGATGGCCTCCTAAAAATTACAGGTTGGGTTTCAACACTGTGTCACTGGTCACGCGGTTACGCGACCTTCCATGAACGCAGCATCAATTTCAGCTTCAAGTTTCTTTGCCGCATCGGTTTGCCCTTTGGTCCCCAAGTCTGCTGCCTTACGGAACATTTTTTCGATGTCCGCGTTGGTGTAGACCTTACCTTTTTGAGAGGTAGGTGGGGCGCTCGTGGCACCACGATTCGGCTGAAGTTGACGCTCAAGCTCTTCGGTTCTGTCGGCAGCGGGCTCTACAGGTTTGCTGTTCTGTTTGAACAACGCCACGTAGTGTGCTACTCCTTCAGCGTCGCCTCGGTTGAACGCTTGTTGTGCAACAGATGAACGTGGGGCTCGGAGCAGCGGGTCAACTTCGTTCAGCCAAGCAATCCACTTGGGATCAGCATTGACCGCTTCAAAGTCCGGCACCATACGGTACAGGCGCTGCTCAAAACTGGCTTCGGACACTTGTGTACCGGTACTGGTCAACTGCTCGCGCAGCTTATCGTTCTCGGCACGCATGGCGTCTAGCTCACCACGAAACTCTGCTGCCACTTCGCGGGCAACTTTGCGCTGGACTTCAATCAAGTCCGAACCAAATGCTTCAACATCAGCATCAGTCACCAACTTCTCCGCAGCTTTAGGCTTAGCAGGCTCAACTGGCTTGGTCTCAGAGGCTTTGCGGAGGCTATCCACTTGGGCCTTGAGCTCACGCAAGTCTGCATGCAAGCGAGGCACTTCAGCGTCATACATGCCCTTGAGGGTTTTGTACTTCTGCTGCCATGTCTCTTCCGCGACTACTGGCTCGGTCGGTGTCGGCGTTGGCTCAACAGGTTTTGGCTCTGCGGGCGCGGGCTGTGGGTCTTGGGGAGGCTCTGCTAAAGTTGGCGCAGGGTCTGCGGGGGCAGGGTTCTGCGCGTCGGTCAGCTGCTTTTCCAGTGCTTCCAGTTCACGTAACTGAGCTTCTACTTGTTTTGGCAATGCCATTCAATTCTCCTTGGGCTCCAACTCTGTTTCAGGCTCCTACTGCGGTCTGCCGTTCACATAATGGTTTGCTCGGGACTACAAAAATCGGATCATTTGATCCGCTCGAAAACCTCTGACGATTTTTCAACCGCTTCGAGGAAATCTGATAAGACCTGAGCCTGACCTTGGAGGCGGTACAGTCGGTGCGGTTCTTCTGCCTGCATCAACGAGACCTTGGTCTCATCTAGCTTGGCTCGGAACAGCGCCAGTAGCGCTTCGTTTTCTTGCAGCTTGCAGCGGATTAACGCTTGCATGTGCTGTCGGTCAGGCTTTTGGCCTACAAAAATCTTCATGTGTGGATTCTATACAACAAATTCACAAAAAGTCAAACACCATTGGGGCGTGCTGAAATCATATTTCCTTCACGGCCCCCAACTTGGCTACCGTCAGGCAGCATATTCTTCGGCGCTGGGCCCTGCATAGCCCCGGGAGCACCCGGTGCGCCGCCTTGAAGTTCGCCTGCAATCATGGCCAGCTGCTCTTGGAGCTGCGCGTTTTGCTGCTGCAGAGTCTGCATGGCTGTCAGCGTTGGGCGGTCTGGCACGATGCGGTTCACGTTGCCGCTCAGGTTGCGGGCCTGCTCGCGCAGGAGCTCCGCTGCACCGTCCATACCCACGATCTGCTGGGCCACTGGGCTGTTGAGCACGATCTGTAGGAACTCGTTGCGACGCACTGCTTCGGCTTCCTTGACCACCAAACTGGTCGCGCCTTTTGCCACAGCCTTGACGTCACCGATCAGGTCTGGGTCTTTGCTGTAACGCAGGTTGTCTTGGTACAGGCGCTCGATAGACGGCACGATCACGTTGCGGTCGATGTTGCTGATGACCTGCTTGATGCCCTTACCGGCGTTGGAGATCAGCATGGACAGGCCAGACGACGTACGGCCAGCGCCACCAGAGGGGTCGCCAGTCATGTAACGCGGGATCATGGTGTCTTCGTCTGCTCGGGCAGAGAACTTCTCAAACACAGCCATTAGTTCGTTGGCGTTGCTGTTAGGCTGGAAGAATGTCAGAGGCTGCGAGCCGTCGTTGAACTCCGAGCTCTGGAACTGCCAGATTTTCCAAGGGTACATCTCAGTGATGTCTTCACCCGGTGGCAGGCGTGACACGTTAACACCCACCTGCGGACCAGAGCTGATGCCCATGTTGTTGGCCAAGCTGCGGGCAGCGGCGTTCACCATGTTCTGAGAGTCGCGGCACAGGTCAGTCACGCCCTTACCAGCGACAGCGCCGGGGACTTTTTCGTACGACGTCACGTAGTACGGTTTGCGGCCCAGCGGGTCGTAGTTCAGCACAGCGCGGATCACCGTGGAGCCGACCAGCCACACTTCGCATGGGTAGTTCAGGTCTGGATCAGGAATTTCTTTCTTCGACAAGCCCCAAGTCAGCAGTTCGCTGCCTTTGACGCTATCCCACATCTGCAGGGCGTCGATCAGGTCTGTCGTGAAGATGGTCTGCGTGGTGTCCTTGCCTTCAGCCGTATATTGAGCGCTGTCAGTCCACAACCACTCGTTCAAGTTGCCCATGTCGAAGCTGTTGAGCACGGAGCGGATCGCATCGTCGTTGTACCCGGGCACACCCATCAGAGCCTGCAGGTCTTCGCGTGTCATTTTGTGGCGCTCAACGATGAAGCCATCCTGAATGTCAGAAGCCCACGGTGCCCAGTAAAGCATGAACGGATCAACACGCTCCCACTCGTTGCGGATTTCCTCAGACGGAACCAGCTCGCCGTTCTGCCAAGCCATGGTCTTGCGCTTGCGTTTCACCGGACCTTTGAGCACAGCGTAGGGGAACGTCACGATGTCGTCCAAGAACGCGTTCAGGGCGTCGGTCCAGTTACCCTCGATGAGCTGGTCCTCCATCTTGAGTTCCATGCGGTCAACGCGGTCGTTGGCCTCTTCGCGCAGTTTACGCATCGCTGCGTCTTTCATCTGCTGGGCGGTCTCGCGCAACTGTGTGGGGTCTGGCATGGCCATGCCCTGCTCCATCATGACCTGCAACTGCTGCTGCATGCTGGCCATCAGCTCTTGGATGAGCTCTGGAGGAAGTGTGGGCTCAGGTGTAGCCTCAAGGCTCCATGGCTTGTCAGTGCCAGTGCCCAGCAAGGTATCACGCAACCAGCTCGTTGCAGCTCGGCACTTGACCGATGTCAACTGGATGTAAATCTCCGAACCGCCTTGGCGCTTGATGTCCGCCAGTTTGTCAGGATCGTATTCGCCGTTGCGCTGGCGCAAGCACTGCAGCATGCGCTCCTCGATGGTCCGTTTAGCATCACGAGCAGAGTCCCAGCGTTTGCGTGCATGAGCGGCCAAACCCTGAATAACAGGCTGAGCCTGCAGTTCGGTGTTGCGTTTCTGAGACTCGCGCTCAAGGTCTGAACTGCGAGCGACGGGGATGAGTGCGATGCCTGTTGCCATATTTAAATCCTTGGGATGCCGGGGCCGGGGGCCGCAGCACCGGCTATGTAGATGCCCTCAAACGAAGCTGTGACGTAAAAATTTGTGCCAGACAAGGCAATAGCACGGGCTTCGATGTCTGTTTTTTCTGGTATAGCCAGAGGAATCTCAAAGTCGTAGCCAAAGACATTACTGTTAACCGTGATGTCCGCTGCATTACGAAAAACGCTTCCGAACGGCCTTACCATAAATTTACCCAACACAAACTGCGCTGCATTATTTGACGCCGCAGAGAATGTGCCCCTGTGCAGGTACAGCGTGTAGTTAGCAGGGACTGTCCATATCGCCATATTTGTCTGGTTTTCACCGATGTCTATCTTAGCGTACACAGTGGCCGGAACCCCGGCTGTGACCGTGCCTACGCCAATGTAAATATCGCCTACGGCTGTGCCTCCAGAACCAGCAGTCACAACATAAGCGCGGAACACGCGCAAAAACAGATTGGTCGTATTTACCGCAGTCTGCCCAGTCAGAGTAACCGTCTCATCAATCTCGTTGTAGTTTGCGTCAAGCCCACTAACGTATACCGTACGCGCACCCGTACCGTTTGCTGTATCCGAAGCGCTGGTGCTGGAGACTTCCATTACGGTCGCTGCCGTAGGGTATACGTATGGAACGCTTTGAGACCATACAGTCTCCAATGATCCGTTTATATCCGAATTGAGCCCAAACTTAAACAGGTGCTTGTGACCAGCAATTTGATTACGTGAGACCTGAAGCTCAAACGGCTCGTTGCTGTCTTCAGAGGTAATTGACGGGTAGAAAAAAGACATGGCTGTCTCCGGTAGTTACCGAGATTGTACCCCTAGAGGACTGGCGGTCAAGTGTAGGCGTACGCGGACTTCTTTACTTCCCGGCGCGTCTGCTGCAGGCCGAAGCCCCGAATGTTCATGTCGATCACCGCCGAGCCGTACTGCAGCGCGTCGTGGATGTGGCTGAACTCGTTCTTGTCCGGCTTGTCCTCCATCTCACCGTTCTTCTTGACTTTATACCTGTAGCCTGAGCGAAACCCTTTGATGAGGTGCGTGCACGACGGGGAAATCAGGAACATGGCCTTGCCCTCCAGCTGCTGGCTGAGCAGGCGCTCCACCGCTGCGATGCGTTTCTCCGGGTCGTTCGTCGGCGGCTTGACGCACTTATACCCTGCATCTTTCAGCGCATCCACCAGCGTCATCTCGTTGAGCTGCTGCTTCATGAACCCCGCTGGGTCTGGGGCGCAGGCGAACGTATGCCCTTGGTAGTGGTTGCCAATGAACGGATTTAGCTTGGTGTTGATGAACGTCTCGATGCCCATGTTCTCCGAGGTGATCTCGTCAAGCACCAGCACCCGCCCGCGTGGGTCTCGCTGCATAAATATGGCCGACGGTGTGCGCCCGAAGTCAATCCCGATGGTGATGGGATAGTCAGCGCTCTGTATGGCCTTGAGCTTCTCCGGCGCAACGTGAAAGTCCGACGTGAACGTCTTGTCGTACACGGGCATGCCGGACAGACTCTTACCCCACTTACCGTGGACGTACACGTCGATCCAGTCCTCGCTCTTGCCCTCGCACAAGTCCTCGTAGTAGTTCGATGGCAAGTGCTGCACCCAGTCCGCCTTGTCACTGAGGCCGCCGGGCTGTATGGTCACGTGCACCTTCTGAGGGTCAGCATTGGTCAGGTACTGCTCCCAGTGTGCGTCGAGGTCGGGCGGGTTGGTCGCACCCCACACTTTCTTCATCTGCACGCCGTTGTCATCCACGCATCCCTGCACGGGGTTACCCTTCTCGTCTGTGCCCCACTGTGGGCGGTGCGGCACCATCATCCCGTTAGGATACCGACCCAGTCGGCCTGTCAGCGCGTCGAACACGTCCGAGTTGATCTCTCGCACCTCGTCCACCATGGCAAACGACAGCTGCAGCGACAGGAGACGACGCACGTCGTTGGCATCATCCAGTCCCCGGAACAGCACGTCGCACTCCACGTCGTCGAACCTGAGAGTGAAGCGCAGCTCCGTGCGGTGGTAGATACCCGCCTGCCCCTCGGGGAACAGGGAGAGAAAGTCTTTGATCGTCGAGTCCAGCAACATCTGACGCGTGTTACGCACCACTGCACAACGAGATCGACGGATGCCATCTGCACAGGCTGCTACCTTGCGGGCCTCAATCGGAATCTTCATGAGAGACGCAGTGGTCTTGGTCGAACCCACCGGCCCAACGATGAAACTCTGGAACTTGTCGCTGAGGATGTACGGGGTGACGCTCGGCACCGGGGTGTAATTGACGCTCATGAAAGTTCCTCGTAACCCCACTGCTTTCCGCAGCCGGGGCAATGGACGCGATCTTGGAGCAGTTGAAATAGTTGGTTGTCACACGCCACGCACGTCCAGCTCTGGGCGTCGGGCGATGGCATCACGTCGAATTTGTTGCGCCCGCGCATGCTCTTGCACTCTGGGCACTCGAACTCGGTGGTGCCGGGCTCCCACACAGCAGTCCACTCGTGGTTGCACCCCATGCAGTACAGCGCACCAGCGATGTGGGGTTCGCGCTCCTTCTTAGCCTTGGTGAAGTCGATCACGTCATTCATACGTAGTCGTCTCCGGCGTATTCGTAATTCTCGTCCTCAATCAATAATATCGGCGTTTTTTGCGAATTTTCTGCAATTTCTGGGGTAATTTGGGGGGCCTCAGCCTCTAAAACCAGTGTTTTTGGGGCCGAATTTGCAGTGCTCGGCAGGTTAATTGTGATCGAAAAACCGGGTCCAGAGGCTTGGTTGAGGTTGTTTTTGGGCTTCAAATCACCCCAATCGACCAAGTTTTCGATCATTTTCGCCCTCGTCGCGGCTGGCACGTCGGGGTCTTTGGCCATGTGGTACGCAACTGGCAGCAAATCTTCGGCCAGCACACGGCTTTTCGCTGCAAAAGAGAACCCGTTCTCCCTGAGCTCAGTCGTGTACGCCTCCAAGTAGCGTTGGTACTGTGGGTTTGCTGCTATTTGATCGTATTCTGTCTGCGTGAGACCTTCCCCTGCAATCACACCATGGATCGGCAACTGGGCCCCCACGTTGTTTCGCGCTATGGACAAAGCAAGTTCACGCAGCAGCTGATCTGAGTTGATTGAGCTGTGCATGTGCGGAATGTAACACGGGAAAAAATTTTTGGGAACGCTTTATGTGGGGGCGGGGTAAAAATAACTGGGCAATTTGTTGGTAGTTTAATGGGTATGGAAAAATTGACCTTGTTATGAGAGTGGCGGATATACACACGGGGGCAGGGGGGTGT